TTTCTGAACTTTGCCTCGAGGTCGGGTTTATGTCGGAAAAGGGGGAAGGTATCGGCAGAGAATTCGAGGACTTTTGGGGGTGAGAATGGGCAGTTTCGGGAGGTGGTTTCGAGGACTAAGTGCTCCTCTTCCTCGTGGGCGGTGAGGGTTAGGATAGCATCGGGATCACGGGCAAAGACACCTGAACCACTCGCTCTGTCGATATGATCGGTTTCTGATTTATTACCCTTGGAGAAGTGGTGAGCAAATACTATGGCGGCACCTGTTTCCTCGGAGAAGTCTTCGATTAGATTGACAATTTCGCCTACAGCTTTGGCATCGTTTTCGTCTATACCGGTTGCCAGCTTGTAGTATGGATCGAGGATAATTAGGTCGTAGTTTCTCCTTTCCACTCGGATTTTGGTTAGGAGATCCAACAATTCAGTCCGGTAACCTCGTAGTGGCCAATAGTCTAACCGAGGGTTTAGTGGCATCTCTCCTTTAAACATGGCCTTGGCTACTCGCTTTATCCGATCTGTACCGAAGAACTTCTTTAGCTCAAAGTCTAAGTATAGGACCTTACTCTGCTTAACCGGCATCCCCAGCCACGGCATCCCATTGGATGCGGCGATGGCCAAGTTAATCAAACTCCAAGTCTTACCGGCCTTACTTGAGCCTGATATGATCATCTTACATCCTTCATGCAGACATCCCTCGATAATCTCCTCCAGCTCGTTCTTCGGGTTTGTGGCGAACTCCATGCACTGACCGAATGACATGATATCGGGTAGTGGTTTGGGATCGTCATTGGTCACCTCGATTGATCGGTTTGGCATATTGGTGACAGTTGGGCTGTCTAGCATATATTCCAGTTCTATGGCTTTAAGCTGTGCTTTATAATATGGGTCATTTTCAGGTCTCATTATCTTTTATGTTATTTTTGATTAGTGTTAAAATTATTTGGGGCTTTAAATTTATGTGATTTCTGACAAGCACAATGGCATCTCCCTCGTCCATTCGGTGAGCCATTCTCATCGCTTTAACGGGCTTAATGCCTAGCTGGATAAACCTTCGGACGATGGTTGCTTTGAGGAGAGTATTAATCATTCCCGCCAGTCCACAGAAACGCTCCACCGATATCTGCTCGTATTGAATCTGCCTCGAATGTCCTGAATACAGACATGAAGTTTATACAGTTTAATATTCATCTGCCATCCTGTCGGCCAACGAGTTAAGTTCCACACATTCCCTCGCATTCTGACATGAAATCCCATGTCTCTTGCCCTTTATCTTCGTCATTATCAAAGTCAATCTCGCCTAGTGGCTTGCATGAACGATGGAGGTAAGCTTCCATTTTCATCGCCCTATCTAGCTTTGACAATTCCCTTATTTGTTGGTCAAACAGAATAGCCTTTTTAAAAAACAAAGGTTCTTCATTTTTCAATCTCCTCCATTCTTTATCGCTATGGAAAGGGCAATAATAACAAGCGGATCTTGGTGGTTCAGGATAACCATTTTTTTTCATCCATTGCTTACAATGATGCCTGTGCATTTCCAAATCAATTAATGGATACCTTAATTGTGTCCAAGGTTTACGAGATTCTTTCATTCTCTGTATCTCATCATATGAAATACCAATCCATTGAGTAACTTTTAATTCTTTCTCCCCTCGTTTAAGGTTAGCTATTTCTTCGATCTTTTTCTCAATGGGTCTAATTTTGTAGTCAGCAGTACAGCTACGACCAAGTGCGGCGACCACTTCACCATCGGGCATTTCTCCAAAAACAGGGATAATGCGTTTCATATACTTTTCTCCTTCTTTATACTTCTTGGCTTTAGCTGTAGCAATGGCTGGAGTTAGAGACTTTTCAGTCAGACTACCTTTAGTCACTCTATACACAGGAAAAGGTAGTTCTTTCTCTAACCAATCTAACCATTCATAAACAGAGTCAGGTTCTGCCTGTGTATCTGCAAAGATCGCGCAATCGGGCATAGGTGTAATCTCTCCCTTTGCCGCCATTAATGCCATTGTGGATGACTGAACACCCGCACCTAAATTTATTATATGTTTCATAAAATTATCATTCCCGCCAAAATAAGATTGGTTGCTGGGCAGTATATTTCTCACCCTTCTCAGTCTTTGGCTTTCTCGTCCCCCAAGGCAGTCGGACTAATCCGAGGGGTGAATTATAAATCGATGGATCGGCTCCGAGCTTCATCGACATATGTTTAAACTGATCGGCCTTACCAGGTATCCAATCGTACCAGCAGTGTAGACTCTGCCCGCCACTATCGACTATCATCTTGAGGGGGCAGATAGATTCAAGGGCAAGTGCCGGTCCTATCTGTTCGGCCTTTGTCCATGTTGGATCATCAATTTCGTGGACCAGGTACATCCGCTCACCGGCATTCTCTTTTACCCGAGGACCGATATCCTTGAATGGATTGTAAGAAATAAATTCCATCTGCCCTACCCCTTGACTGATCCCCCAATCGCCCGCTGACTTAATCATCGTATTATATTTATCCGCCTGAATGTTTATCCATTGGTCAGGTCGGAACAGCTTGGAAACCGCCTCCTCGGCATTCAAAGGAATGGCGGAGGAGCGGAGTTGTAGCATTTCGAGATCTTCGGGTCTACCCTTTGAGCTTGTTGAGATTGTGGTATCAATAGATACTTTCTTGGTTGGGCTGATAATCTTCTCGCCTGAAAGGATTTGATATGCACCGGTTAATGCGTTTCGGATCTCGTTTGGTTGGAGTGGTCGGCGGGTAAATTCTTTTGCTACCTCGAGGCAATAATCATGTGCTTTTTCAAAGTCTGATTGATGCATGGCGGCACGGAGGGTAAGGCGGGCAATAAAGGTATGATGGCCAAAGTCTCCTTGCGGGAGCCGGTCGAAGAACCCCGCCATATCTGCTGATAAGATTGCCATTAGTCGGAACCCTCTTCCCTAATAAACTGCTGGATATAATCGGTTATCTTGGTAATCGCCTCGGTTTCAATCTTACGAATTGTTCTCCGAGGAATGCCTGTTTTATCCGACAGTTCTCTTTGGGAGAATCCATCGTGGTCTTCGGGTACTTTAAGAAGCATATTTCTAAGTTTTGCTTCCGTGGCCATTTGCTTGGCTATATCCCTAGCTTTTCCCATCCTCACCCACCGACACCCATTTATCAATCATCCCTTTAGGAAGTCCCGCCTCTGAGACATGGTGATCGTTTTCATCCGGCTCGTATCCCTTCCGAGAAATATGAACGATTTCCGTCAAAACCTCATGGGTATGTCCCCATCTGCGAATCGCCCATGCTTCGTTGGGAAATCGGATATCATCGAAGACGATGGTTTTCTTACCGATGTAGGGCTCTGCCGCCTTATAAGCTAAGTCCACCCATATATTCGGATAAACTCCTTCCCTTCCCCACTCCGTCCCGAGGGTTTGTAATAACTGCCTGGTATTAATATTGTCAGGGAAGTTGGGTATTGGTTCTTCCTTAAAATGCAGATATTTCTCTCCTGGCAATATCACCTTCAGCATCTCTTTAATTGGAGTGGCGAAGGAAAGTATTACCGCTCCCTCGATTAATTTGGCATAGGTCGATTTACCTACCGCCTTTGGGCCTGTTAGGCCGATAATTTTGTGGTTCATGTAGTGGTGAATAGTGATGTTATTACTGTAAGTACGAATGCGGCCACGATGTAGGCGAAGACGAGGACTGCGGTGACGAATAAGGCGATTAAGCCGATGATTCGGAGGAGGTTCATGGCCTATTGATTTTGTAAATATTAAGCATGAACTCGTATAATTTGACACAATCAGCTACATGACCCTCTCCAATATTTCTAATGGAGATAAAAGCGGATTCAGGTGTATTAGCTTTTCCTACGAACTTAAAAAAATCAAAGACTGAGGCGGAACGAACCCCGCAATGTTCACATACCTTTTTAGATGATTCTAATTTCCTAAGTATATTTAATGTAACCTTTTTAGGTACTACCCATGTCTTGCCATCTATCATTAATTTTTCACCATGCCATTTGGAAAACGGGATTGTTTTTAATTTCTTTTTGCGTTCTTTATCCATCAGTAATGCGTTTTAATTTCCCCCTCTGCCGCCAAGGGTAGCCCAGGCATATAGAGAGGTTCTTCGGTTAGTAGTTGGATCATTAAATCGAGTGCCGCCTGTCCCTCGTTCTCAGCCACTTCAACAGTTACGGAATCGTGGACATGAAGTACAACGGGGAGACCAGCGGCCTCTATCTTCAAGAGGGAATCCGCCATTAGCTCTCTTGCTGTTGCCTGGACGAGGTTCTCCAAAAGCAAACCGCCATACAACTTCATCCGCCCTTGCCCTCTAACCTTCTGACCAGTCAGTTCCTTGCCATCATCCTGTACATCAAAGTATCGGATCGGTTTGCCCGACTTGCAGATCATGGTTGCACACTCGGGAGTCTGCTTGGCCTCCTCTCGGATATGGTCCTCGCACTTCTTCCATAGCTCGACAATCTTTGGGTTCTGATTTCTAAAATCTTTGACCTGTTTTCGGGACTCAGCATCGGTCATATTTAATTTCCCACCGGTTAAAGCCTGTGCCACTTGGCCGAATTTCTTCGGACCGCATCCGTATCCCAAACCCAACACACGGGCTTTGCAGAGATGCCTAAGTTCGGGGGCTAAGTCCTTCATCGGTTCATCCTCATTATAAAGTCCAGTCGCTCGGCCATGTGCCTCGTATAAGTCTATTCCGCCTCTGACCAAACCTAAGAAATCAAAGTCCCCGCAAAGATAAGCCAACACCCTCGGCTCGATTTGCGATAGGTCGGCAGAAACCATGACTCGGCCCTTACCAGGTGTCAGACATTTCTTGGCAGAAGTTCCCTCAACCTCGTCCCGAGGAATGCCTTGAAAGTTTAATCCACCCGCTCCACTCCATCGACCAGTATGAGGCGCACCGCAATACTTCAGACGGGTGGAAACTCGATGGTCAGGGCGAACCCGAAGGATCATACTGATATAAGTCTGCCTCGCTTTATTCGCTTTTCTCCACCTTGTCATTGCTTCCAAGATCGGAGCGTATTGCGGATTCCTAGCCTTCCATAGGAGCAGTTCCGAATCGCCCTCCTGAGTAGACTTTGGAGGCTCAACATTCTGCATTTTTAAATAGGCGGCCATTGCAACTGTGGAAGTGGGCTCACCTCCACCTTGACCAACCCAAGGCAGAAAGGTTTCGACCTCCTTCATAATCTCCTCAGTCTTATTAATATAGTCCTGGCAAAGTTTCTGATCGATTGCCATCCCTCGGCTTGCCGTCCTTCGGGTAAATGCGGAGAGTAAAAACTCTTTCTCGGGGAACGATGTTTTCAGTTCATTATATATCCGAATACACGCTCGGGAATCCATCAGTGCATACTCCTTAAACGATTCATTCTGAAGGATCTCTTCGGGTCGAAGTCCGCTCATCTCATTGCGGGCATCCTTATTAAGTTCTTCGCCAAATAGTTCCTTATAGCATCCCGCCAATGACCTCGGCAACTGATGCCAGCTTGCCATATCCGCCGTGCATACCCATTCCTTTGGAGTAAACTGTGGCATCTGCCCCCTCACCATTGCCATTCGACAGCATACCGAATCAAACTCGGCATTGTGGGCACAGATCGATTGTCCGTTTAGAATGTCGACCGGTAAGTCACGGGGATCTCCAACCCACTCAAATCCATCATCGGCTACCAGGCTGACAATGGTTACTCTGAAATCGGGGTGCTTGGCATATCGATCCAATCCCATCGTGGCCACGCTGTACTGCTTGGACCAAACGGTCTCCACATCCAAGGCGATCAATTTTCCATCTCCTTTAATGTCTGCTCGCTTTGCTTCACAAACTCATCCTCATCTCTCTCCCCCTGGCAGTAGTTTTCGTGATCGATCATATCTGCCTCCAAACCTACCTCGCCACATATGTCGCACATTCGTTTCAAATCGTAACTTTCAAACCCCAAGAATTGTCCCATTATCTAGCCTCCTTTAAAATTGTTTCCGCTGACATGACCGCATTCTCAAAGGTCGGATATTCCAGTTCAGGTAAGTCAGGAATATCCAGCTTGACCCGCCAATTCATTTTATCGGTATCTAGGATTACATCCGCTTGTCTGCTTCCAACCTTTACGACTACCTTCTCGCCTCGAGGTAAGCCCCGTCCCATTTTATATTGTGTTTTCATTTCGTTAATTCCTTTTCCACCGCCTTAATAAATTGTTTAAGCGGGTCTTTGTGCATCTTTCGGATTCGAGCATTTCCGATCTGTGCGGTTAAAATATCCAGCCGCTTATATGCTTCAGCTATTTGCTCCCGAGTGATCTTCATATTTCGCCCCTTTCTTCTTATTCCTAAAATCCAACTCATGGGCTGGCTTGGGGCGGACCCTCGGAATCCCCGTCCGAATGATCCGCCCATTTTTATAAGCCAGTCTGTTCTTCTCCCAAAATCGGTCGTATGCTTGGCTCACCATTAAGCTAAACTCTTTCCAAGATTCGCTCATCCTAAAGAGTCCATGTATTCCTTAAACTCAGGGTCTTTCAGATGTAGATCGGTGATGATTAATCCGAGAACATAGCGAGAGACCGACAATTCGTATTTGTAGGCAAGCCTTTTTACCGCATCCTTCATGCGGTTCGGGCAACAAATATTAATTGCCGACTCGTTCATGGCGGAGCCAAAGATGTACCCAGGAGTTTTAAACCGAATGTTTTTACTCGGCATCTGCACATTCCTCCAATAATTCCTCTTCCCGCTTGGCTTTTGCCAATGTCATGGCACAGCGTTCCTCCTCCTCCGGCTCTTCTTCCTCCGGTACATTATGCCAATATTTATTCTCCATGACATCGAGGATCGTAGTTCTTAAGACTCCGCCATAACTGACAAAGGGCGGTGAAATCGACCCATGCTTTGGCGAGGTCTTCGGGGGAATATTTAATTACCTCGAACCTACCAGGCTCAGTCGAACTGATGTAGCAGTTAGCTCCGTGGACGCTATGCCCCAACACCGCCTCTTCGCCCCAATAGGTTGCGGCATAGGCCGCTATCTGATGGACTTGGAAGTCGTAACTGGTGACCTTGACCTTCGGCTTAGTCTTACGGGTTTTCCAATCTAAGATAAACTTAGCACCTTCCGCTCCCTGTCCGACAATATCGACAGTACCGGCGAATCCATAATTCGTATTGACCAACATCTTCTCAAACTCGATGAAGTTTAGGCCATGTTCCTGTTTCCAATCCAAGGCGGGCTGAATATACTCTAGTAGTTCATCAGGTATATGCTGACCGGTGAAATAAGCTTCAATCGCATCGTGAACTTTCGTCCCGAAGTCTGCCGCCTCTTCGACAGGTTTTTCGTGCTGAACAAGGCATCGGTCTGCATAACTTTCGTAACTCTCGTCAAGCTTCGCCGGATTATCAAATGCTATACGAAGTAGCTGGTCCTGTTTCCATCGCTCAAGACCAGGCTTGGCAAACAGGCCAAGAAGAGTTGTCACCGATGGAAATAGTCCATGCTTCTTTGCATCCCTAAGAGTGGTATTTCTTTCTCCATCTCCTTTGGCGAGAGGCATGGTATGCATGGCCTTTCCCTCTCGGGTGTACCAATGTCCACCACTACCTCTTTTCGGTTTTGCCTGTAGAATAGCCACGGATTACCTCCTTCCCATATTTCCAAAGAAAGATTACCAGGTGAATTGCTCGCTTCAGATATTTCATCCTAACTTAGCCTCCACTTTCTTTATAATCTCAGAATATTCCCGATCACACTCGATGAATGCTTCCACCCGTTTACAGGTGTGGGAGATATTAGAATGAACTCGGCCAAAATGTTTTCCAGTCTTTACTATGCCGTGCATTTTCCTGGTGAAATAAATAGCGATTTGACGGGCGAGGGAAACCTTCCTCAATCTCCCCCGCCCATCTATATCACTCACCATAACACCACATTCGTCAGCTGAAACTCGTTTAATATCTTCGATGGTCATGCTCATAGCACCATGTCAGTTATTACTGCCGCCCATCCGATCATTAGTAATATAGCTATCGGATTCATCAGAAAGGTACATTTGTGGACTGAGGTCCGGTGAACTGAGTTCCCATCGTTGCCTGTTGTGGTTGAGGCGCGGGCTGTTGTACAGGTTGCTGTACAGCGGGGATCGGTTGAGGTTGATCGACATTGACAGTCGTAGCAGTTTGAACCGGCTGTTGGACAGGTGCTTGCTGAATCGGAGCTTGCATCGGCTGAACCGGTTGAACTACAGGGGCATTCTGAACCGGTGCGGGTGCTTCGTCTCCGCTCGGGATGACAAATCTTGACCTGTCAGGTATTTGATTTTCCATCCCCGCCATGACCGGCATGATGGCTGTGATATCTGCATACTCTCTGCCTTTTTGACTGGTCTTGTGGATGATATTTAATGTAGCACCTTTGCCCACCATTGTTTCCGTATCAAATCCGCTAAATGGCATCGTTCCGTTCCAGCTTGTCAGAGTTTTGAAGAGCTTACTCTTTTCGTTTAAACTGATTGTCATCTCGCCAGTTTGAATCATTGTCCCATCGGGAAGTCCAAAAAGAAACCTAGTGAAGTTCTTTGTCTCGATTATGCTCGGATCTTCGTAGCTTGGACGCTGAATCTGCAAGCTGTCTTTAACTGCCAAACAGACTGCAAATGTCTGTCCCACTGGGGCGAGTGTAGTTAGTGGCCAACCTGTGATTGGTCCGCCTGTGTTACTTGATTGCTGTAGTATTGCCATGATATGTATTTATTTCTATCTCCATTTTTACGGGTGGAGGCCCATTATTGATTAATAAGAAAGTGTCTTAGTATTAGGATCGCATCGGCTGTCTTGAGGGTAATCCCTTTAGTCGATGGAAAGAATCGCTTGGCATGATTCGCTAAAACTTTTTTGCGTTTGCCTGAAGTTAGCCCAGTTAATCCGCTTAGTCCTTTTTGCCATTCCTGTGGGCGGACTAAGGTGAATGGAATGCTAGCAAATCGAAGAACTCCTTGGATAAATCCATAGTTCTCTCCAAGTTTGAATGAAGACGAGCTAGGGATCATCTTGCCAGCGAAGGGTGGGACTAACTCGACTACCGCTTCAACTGATTCAACATCGGGGTTGTCTAAAATGTCTTCGATATGTTCAACAAATTCAAAGTCCTCCCCGATGGAGAATAAATGAATACTATTCAATCCTCCGTAAGCGATTGCGTAACCGCCACTCTTGCCAGGATCGATTCCGATGGTGACCTTCATGCGGCCTCCTCGCTAAAAATGGCGATTACTTTTCGGACATCGGAAGCCAAATAATGCTGGCCTCTTTTACGAATGCCAAACTCTCGTTTAAAAGCATTAAGAGCTTTATCAGACTTTAATCTGAATATTTCTTTGACCTCAGATTTCGTGAGGAATAGACTGTGATATTGGTTTAGTAGTTTTTCCATTTTGCCGGTAATTTAAAACCGGCTGGAAAAAATCTAAGGTCTACTTACTAACTTCTTTTGTTGAAATAGGCCCGTAATGCATATTGTGCGAAACAAAACCTTCGCCAACCGGTACTTATTAAGAATTTTAAAGAGCAACTTCAACCCATCCACTGGGTTAACTTTCTTCTTAAAATAAAAAAATAATATCATGTCAATAAAAAGTTTAAAAAAGTTTAAATTAGTTTGAATTTGTACACATATAGGCTGTTAATATTCATTTTTTCCTATTTTTATTTG